TCATTTTTCCGCGTGTTTTTCGCGTGTTCCACTCGAGCAAATTAGCCTTGCGGGCCTTGGCTTTCGAATAGCTGACGCCCACCGCAAGAGTATCTGAGTCCATCCGCTTGATTGCGTAGGCTTTCGCAATAGCCTTCCGCGATTCACCCCGAGCACGCTTCACCGGAGCGGATCGCCAGTTCCGACGGGCGACGTTTCGGTATTCGTTCAGCGCGTCCCTCATCGCGGTCCATGACATTTTCTTGCGGATCCTGTTTTCCAGCCTGGCAAATCGATTTGCGACGTACCGGTCACCTGTCAGCTGGAAAGTCAGATTTGTCATTCGATCCAATTCGGATCGAGCGAATTCCTGTGCCTGCGCAACTGCTGCACGTTGTACGTACTGCCGGACAACCGACATCAACGCGGATCGAGAAACTGCGACAACTGCAGGGATCACGCCAAGAGCTCCTCGAGATCCAAGCGAATCGTGGAATGCCTGGAATTGACATCCTCAACACCAGTGATCCGATAGACCACCTTCGTTTCGATGTCTTTGACTCGCTGTTCAATCGTGAAATCGAAGCTGGGGATATACCGCGTCTCCAGGGTATTGCTCTGGGTACCCTGGATCGCTTCGGCCATCTCCCCCTTCTGACCGGATCCGGTCTCAAAGAAACCTGCAATGTTCCTGGTCCGGGCATACGTTCGAATCGGCTGGCCATAGCTATCATCGGTGATCGATGGGGCCTGCAGCTCGAATCGCCGTTGTCTTCGGCGCGACCTCATGCCGTTGCCCATCTATATCTGTTCACGATGGCATTCCAGCCTACGCTATTGGCCCGAAGTTCAAGAGGCGTCAACTGGTCACGCTCATCATAAAAAGTAGCCGCAAGCATAAGAATGGCCCGAATCACGTCATCCGTTGGATTGCTCCAGCTTGTTGACCAGGTAACCTCCCACCAGCCAGCCTCCGAAGCGTCGCTTGCGAAGTCATAGAGGAATTGGAGGCTATTCCAAGAGCCCGTCTTTGCAATTCGATACTTTGTAGAGGCCAGCGTTGTCGGCAGAGCCGTTTCAGCGTCGTACCACTTCACCGAATCGACAGAAGCAACTGGGCCAGCGCCAAACCTATAGCCAGCCGGCACGGTATCAAACTCCTGCGAATACTGAGTGTCACGAATCGGGCGCAGGCTTTCAACGTCCCAAGCGTCCACTGCAGCATCAAGAGCGCTTCGGATATTTGTATCGTCGGCGGTGTGATACACACGCAGATGGTCTCGCAATAGGGCGAGAGAAATCGGCGCGGTGCTCGTAATGCTTTCGACTTGCATTAATGCCCAAACCCCTGAGGCGGCCGGAGGACCAGCCGCCCCAGGCGGAAGAGGAAAGGATCAGTAGGTGATCTGGACGATCGACTGCGGGCGCTGGACGATGCCGGCGGACCGAATCCAGCCGTTGACCTTCACCAGACCATTCGTGCCGCCAGAGTACGGATCACGCAGCATCTGGAATCCGCCGTGGTCAAAGATGCCATAGCTGCCCTGGGTGAGAATCGTTCCCATGTAGTCACCGTTTGCCCAAGCGGACGCAGTGCCGCTACCGCCAGGCGCTGCGGACGAAATCAGAATCTGGGTTCCCAGAATCGACATCGACGGCATGTTTGCAAACGTTGAACTTGCCTGCTGCTGCAGCAAGAGCCGGCCGTTGCCATCGGAATCAGACAGCAGATCAGCAGCCGCCTGCTGTGAGACCACCAGGTAGCGAGGAAGCCCGAGATACTGCGGCGGCATCTTCGTGAGCAGTGCCTCGGTCACCTTCTCGACGGTGAGATCACCAGATCCACCAACGTCAAACGTGTTCGCGTTGGAAATCTCGACCATCAGACCCTCAGGGTTGCCATCCCCGTCACCGGTCATAAATTCGGTTTCCTGGAAATGACCGGCCGCCTCCGCAATCATGTTCATGACCACAGACTCGGTATCAAACTGAGAATCCTGGAGCAGCTCGACGGTCAGGGTTGATTCGCCGAATGCCTTGGAAATCTTTGTCGAGGTATCGATTTCATCGATGCCCGGATCGTACGCGGTTGCTGCGCCTGCTTCCGCGACCGCTGAAAGCGCCGTGCCGTAGCCGCTCTGGCGGGCTACACGAACCGGGCTAGAAACCGTGAACACGTCAGCAACCTGCCGAGCAGCGGAAACGCGGTCGAGCAGCTGGATCATTCGATCCTGGAGCGGCTTCGGGATGAACTCGCCAATGCTGGTGGTGGTCTGGGTGGTTCTACCTTCGATCATGTCGCTGAACCAGCGCGATTCGGTAGCGCTCAGGCCAGAGCCACCAGATCCTGCGCCCGTTTCACCGATCGAGCCTGACATGGTGAATTCGTGGACCGGCTCATTCATACGAGCCTCAACGGCTGCGGCCGCTTCTTCCTGGCGGGCCGAAACCTGCTGTTCGTCGATGGATCGCATCTCCGCCTCGAGCTTCTCGATTTTCTCGAGCTCGTCAGCGGTATAGGCGCGGTTCTCAGCCTTGGCGGCGTCGTAGATGGTGCGCTCTTCGGCGCAGAGTGCGACTTTGCGGTCGCGCAGTTCAATAGACATCATGAGAGATTCCCCGTGGCCGAGGGGTAAGCCCCCATAGGCACGATCGCAATATGGTGCAGGGATGCGCTGCGAACCGTTCGTAGCCGTGCCCTGTTGTTCCAATCAGACCCATCCTCATCCGCACGAAATCCAATACTGACCGCCCCGGAGAGATCACCTCTCCGCAGCGCTTCGGTGATTGCTCCTGCCCATTCCGGGAGTCGCCCTTCGAATTGCAACCCTTGTTTCGTAGAACGAAGCGCCATGGTTCCGGCACCAACTCGAGCAAGTGGGATTTGCTGCTCAAATGCATGCCCCATGTACATCGCGGTGTCATCGTTCCAACGCAACGCGTCGGGCTTGAATCGTTCGCGGTAGCCGTTCAACTCTGCAAGCGGAGCGGTCGAATCACCCCAGGCAATAGCCGTGCCCCGGAAAGTCTGGCCGTCCGCAATCTGCAGCGGCTCGGCCGATCGATATTCAATCTTCATCAGGTACCCCCATGGAAGTATCCTGGCCAGCATCGTCGGCATCTACGGACGATTGCTGCGTGTAGTTTTTCGAGATCACGAATTCATCCAGGCCAGCGTCTGCTGGCGCTGGGGACATTTCCAGCGCGTTCCGGGCCTCGGCAGGGCTGATGATTCCAGCGTCGATCGCCTGGCGAAGACTGGCGACCGCCTCCCCATAGCTGCCCCGGCTCAGGGCCCGAGTGTCGAAAACGATGCGCTGGTTCGGGCTCAGCATTTTCAGGGCAACGTGTGCAGCGAAACGCGAAAGCAGCGGGCGCAAGCCTGTTTCGATATAGCCGTAGACTTCTCGTTGACCCTGCCCCTGGGCAAGACCGGATTGATCGCTGGCATAGAGCATCGAAGCCGGCACACCATAGATCCGGCCGACATCGGCCACCCCAAAGTTCTGGCTTGAAACGTACTCGTTCCGGCTCAGCTCGTTCTGGAAGACCTTTGCCTCCATGCCCCCGCCAGTGACGATCGGGGATTCCCAGCCGTTCGCGTTGCCATGCGTTTCGGCAAACTTCTCTTGAATCCTCTGCACGGCTTCCGGAGATAGCTGGTCATCAGTCTTCAGCGCCACTTTGCCAAGCGTACTGGTGAAGGTTCTTTCGGCTGCTGCATACTGCGCCAGGATTGTTTTCAGAACAGTACTGTGCTGCTCAAGTGGTGAAACACCCCAGAAAGGGGTTTCCCCATCGAGCCGCACGTGCAGCACATCAGCTGGGCTGATTGCTCCAACTCCGGCGGCGTTGTAGCTCAGTACCTGGCGGTCCCGGTTCCAATTCACTGACCAGGTGCCGAAACTCTGCGGCAGTATTGAATCGATTGCGCCTGAACCGGTTCGGACAATCAGGCTTAGGTGGTTACCTGATACCGCCAGATCCCGAAACACCCAGCTGCGCCATTCGTTTCCGGATAGATCAGGATTCGGGGCGCGGTTGAAGATATTTAGCAGCGGGTTGTTTTCCTCATCCTCCCAGACGCCACCCCGCTTTCGTTGCAGGATGACCGGGAGCCGGCCGGCGTCACCGCTAATCAATTTGATGCAGCGAGCTACTGCTGGAATCTGCAGGGCGCTGCTGGTGGTATAGCTGACGAAATCTGGAGTACGCCACAACCACCAGTTTGCGCTGGCTGAGCTGGTGCCCAATATCCTGTTTGCGATGTCCCTGATACCGATCGCTGAGCCCCTGGATTGCTCGACGTACCTAACAGATACCGAACCGAGGGACATACTAGCATGGAACAGGGAAAGCAAGGGAAAAAAGAAAAAAAGGGTACCCCCAGTTTACCGGGGACACCCATCGAACTAACCCTGTTCGGTTCTCGGATTCACCGGACCTTTTCAGTCGCGGCTAGGCGTAGTAGGGGTTCACCTGTAAAAGGTGCCGAGTCGCCTCTTCTTGCCACCCTTACGGGCTTGACCTGGCTGGCCGCTATCAACCGGCGGGACTTAGGTTCTTTTTCTGAGCGACAACCGGTAACACCGTCTCCAGTGCCTGAGCTCATCATATAGCTATTTGATCCGTGATGGAAAAACCCCCCATGCAACCAACCAGGCGAGGACGGGCATGGGGGGGAGGTTTACGCCAGAGGCGAGGCTAACCGCTACTGGTCTTCCGGGCTCTTAGCTGCCCATGCCGCTTGCCGATTCTTGTGACTAGATCCCCTTTCAGGGTGCGGCGCATCGTGGGCACCGTCTCCAGTGCCTAGGCTCATCATATAGCAATTTGATCCTTGATGTAAAACCCCCCCATGCAACCGTGCGGGCGAGGCCGGGCATGGGGGGGAGATAGTTGAGTCGAACCCTTCACGAAACTACTCAACCGATTGCATCATATAGCTATTTGATCACCCGCGTACATACTGGGCCGGCTGCCGGCATCATCAGCAGCCAGGGAAGCAGCAAACAGCAAGCTGATAAGCGGATCGATCATGCTCTGGGTGCTGTTTTTACAAGGGCGCATGGCGCCAGATGGTGATTGCCTCAGAACAACATTCTGTAGCGATTTCCTGAGCATCGGGTCGCCATCGTGAATCAGCTTGCCGGCATTTACGGCATCCATGATCCAGCCGCAGGCCTGAGTCAGATGCTGGGGCTGGCCGCGATAGTCCACGGGCCACCTGAAAGTATCGGTCCAGATAGAGCGCAGATCGGCATTGAAACACCACTTGTCGACGCCGATGTAGACCACGTCGAATTCTTCCACCAGCTGCTTCACCTCGGCTGTGATCTGTTCCCCGTCGATGTACTTACCAGGGCACAGATTCAGCCGGCCGGATTCTGCCCAATCCCGAAGCGGCATTTTCGTCAGCTTCTCATGCTTTTCAAGATCATGGTCAGGCAGGAAATGGCGGCTCCGGATATGCGCCTTCCCGCTGTGCATCCTGAGCGCAGTAATCGAACAAACGTCGGTGCGGATACCCTCGCCGCCTCTAGACAAATCAATGCCAACATAAACTCGATCACCATGATTGAGCTCCGGTTTCCCCTGGCAAGCATCAAAGGCGTCCAGGTCCAGAAACGTTGAAACGTTGTCATCAAACCGGCACAGGTGTTCACGTACGAACGCGGACCGCTTTTCGGCTGATCCGTTTTCGTACATTGTTTCGTAATTACGTCGAATTGCTGCCAAGTGCGGGCCGGAGACGTTTAGCCCCGGGTTTGCCTTTGCCACGATCTCTTCGTCAGCGGTCACCGGATCGTCGTCGTCGATGTTCCAACAGAGTGCATAGGTGTCCTGCTCCGGCTCACCGTTGATGGTGTCCCGGACGGCAACGTCTCGAAGGTTGTAGTACGGCCGAGTACGGTCTGAATCTGGCGTCGAAAACGTCACCAGCACCGAATCTTCCCGCT